CGCTCTTGTCGTGCTTTACAGTGACGATATTCCATACCGGAAATACCAGATTGCTGGCCTTATCGTTCTGTTTGTGTACTTCGCATGGGCAGCCCGTAGAGCTTGCAGATCGCACGTCGCTTATTGCATTGAGCGCAATTTAAGGGGAAGTCGCGGTGTTTTTGCCACCCTGATCGTTGGACAACTGGGCTTCTTTTATGTGTTCGCACGTAGATTGCTCAACAACACGCTAGTTACTCAGCAGTCACTGGCCCCCACTCCTGAAGCACAGGAGGAAAGATCCAAAGAGACCTCTATGTGGTGTACGCTAGTAGAGAAACCTCCGAGTGTTCAGGTAAGTGGAAAAGTTCGCACGATGACCGAGGATCAAGTTCTCTCAGTGGTGGCGAAATGTGTGGGACGTCTTTCCTACTTGGAAGGATGTCTCAAAATATCCACATCATACACTCGAATCAGCACACGGGAAGTTGTCGTTCCCGCGCATTTTGCCACGCGATTGGAAGAGTTCGATTCAGATGTGGTTTTAACAGTTCAGCGATCGGTGGCTGGGTCCACCATGATTCCTTACAAAGCGGTAATAGAAAGCTTCCGGTACCATGAGGTGGCAGATCTTTGCATCCTAGTCTTATCGGAAGGCCCCCCCGGCCCCAACCTTCGGGATCTTATATACGGCAAGATGCCCACGCGGTCCGTAGCGGCTACACTCGTCCGCTGTGATGCGGACGGAGAGAAGACTTACACGGTGTACGCCGATTGCTTGCCCATATGCACGACTTCCGACACGAACAAGAATACTCCTGCGGCTCCCGCAGTACAATATACTTTTGTCGGAAACCAGCGCACTCAGGCTGGCGATTGTGGTTCTCCTCTTATCAATAAGGATTTCCCTCATGTTATCCTAGGATTTCATGTCGGAGGCGGCTTGACAACCGGTGTTGCTCACGTTGCTAATTTGGAAGGAGTCAACTCAAGCAAGCAGGCTATGTATGGCAGGGTTTCGCATCAGAGTTTTGAGCCCCTTCCTATCGCAGATGACATGCCCGGAGAGGACATTCATGGAATAGGCATTTTGCCACCGGAAAGTGATCCTGGTGAACGCAATCCAATGCGATTTATTCCCCTTGAGGCTGAATCCCCGCATACGTACCTTGCTGGTACGGTTGACCCACCCCGGGCTCCCAAATCTGAAGTGCGCACAACTCTGGTTTCGGAAGCGCTCGAAGATCAAGGGCTACCGTGCAAGTTTGAAAAACCGAAAATCAATGCGAACCGAAATGGCGCTGCGTACATCCATTATGCGCTTTCTCCAATGTCACCTATCAGCCCCTCTTTGGTTAGACGAGTCGTGAACGAATATGTGGGACATGCTGTTTCGGAAATGGGCAACTACCGCCCCGGTCCGTTGTACCGGTCCATAGAGGAAGCCCTTAACGGTATTCCGGGAGATCGCTTCTCGAAGCCAATGAGGCTGAACACAGCGGCAGGTGTATATATGCCTGGTAAGAAGTCCAAATACGTGACTATTACGGAATTTCCAGATTCGACTCGTGTCATAGAACCGACCGCCCTCCTCCGTAAAAGAGTTGAGGACATGGAACATCGGTACATCCGAGGTTTACAGTGTTCGCCCCTTACGCGGGCGGCGTGCAAAGACGAGCCTGTGATGAAGGAAGAATACGCCGGAAAGAAAAAGATCGTTCGCCAATTCATGGTTTGTCCTTTCGAATTTCTTATTGTCGGGCGCATGTTACTGGCAGAATTGGTGAGAACCATGATCCTGCATCCTTTCATCTTTGGTATGGTGCAAGGTTGTAATGTCTACACTTCCGATTGGACGGAGCTGCAGGAGTATTTCTTAGGTGACTTCACCCAGATTCTCGAGGGCGACTATAGTAAGTATGATGTCAGGATGAATGGTCAGATGATA